ACGGCCGCTCGAAACTGCGGAAATCGATCGATTCGGGGCGGTCGAAACGGCGGAAATCGATCGATTCCGACCGTCGATTCTGCGGGAATCGATCGATTCCGGGCGCCGTTTTTTCTGGACCGCCACCGGCGGGGACTCAGCCCCGGCCGTCTCTCTCCCCCGTTCTGCGACCGATCGCTGCGGCCCGACCCGATCGGGACCAGACTGGCGCCGTGTCGCTGCCGTTCGCTCCGGATCGCTGGCCTCGTGCGGCGTGGGTGGTGCGCGGCATGAGCCGTGGACAAGGCATGCCGCGGCATGCGCCGTGGAGGACCCATGCCGCGCGCCGGTAGTCCGTACGGGCCGAGCTACCGGCGCGCCGTGAGGACGTTCCGCGGCCGGCCGTGTGAGCTGCGGCTCCTCTGTTCGGGCGCGCCGTCCACGTCCGGTGACCACGTGCCACCGCTCTCGCAGCACACCCGTCCCCACGTGGATGGCTCCGGTTGCTGCACCCTGCGCCCGGCGTGTGTCCGGTGCCAGCGGGAGCAGGGACGCCGCATCGCCAACCGGCTCCCGATGCACCAGCTCCCGGTGGAGTCCGGCGCATGGTGAGGGCGTTCGAGGCCGAGGGCGTCGCGTTCTCGGATGGCGCCGTCGCTCTGCCTCTCTGGACGCACGACCTCCACACGTACGGCGGGTTCATCCCGCTGTCGCCGCAGCTCCTCGCCGAGATCAAGTCCATCCGGGCCGCCGAGATGAACGCTCGCATCGGGCCGGTGCATGGTCCACCGCTGCCCCGCCATCTCGCCACCCGGCGCGCGCTCGGTGGCCACCCGGCGGGGTCGTACGTCGGGGCGCCCACGTGAGCGAGGAGCGGGCGCCGTGGGAGCGTCGACCGCGTGAGTCGTCACGCGCCTACGAGGCGTTCCGCCTCTACCGGGACATCGGCCCGATGCGCTCGGTGGACCAGCTCGCCATGAGCACGGCCCGCCCGTCGATGATCGCCAAGTGGTCGCACACGTTCGGCTGGGTGGGTCGGGCGCGGGCGTGGGATGACCACGTGTACCGGATCGCTGACGGCGCGAGGCTCGACGCCCTCCGCGAGATGCAGCGCACCCACGCGCTCGCCGGCCGGGTGGCGTTCGGGAAGGCCGTCGCCGCGCTGCAGGCCATCTCGCCGGCCGACATCAACGCCAGCGCAGCGGTGCGCCTCCTCGACATCGGCACCAAGCTGGAGCGCGCCACGCTCTCGACGTCACTCGCTGACCTTCAGGGCGTGGACGTGACGCTGACCATCGATGATGAGGACGACCCGTGGGACGTGATCGCTCGTGAGCTATCCGGGACCACCGCCCCGGTGGGGAACACCCCGCCGACCTGAGCGTCCGACCCACGGCCCACTGCTGGCCTCGGTCGGGCGCCTCCTCGGATGGGACCTCTTCGGGTGGCAGCGCTACGTCGCGGACGTGGCGCTGGAGTTCGACGCCGCCACACGTGTGCCGTGCTATCGCACGGTCGGCATCTCACTCGCCCGCCAGAACGGCAAGACCACCCTCGTGCTGTGCCGGGTGGCGATGCAGCTCATCGTCCCACGCTCGACCGTGGCCTACACCGCGCAGGACCGCAACATCGCCGGGTTCAAGTGGGCCGAGTACGTGGCGGCGCTCATGGCCACGCCGTTCGCCGACCGGGTGCGCCACGTGTCCCGGAGCCACGGGTCCGAGGCGCTCCACATGGACAACGGCTCGCAGTTCGTGATCGTCACGCCCGGCGAAAAGGCCGGCCGCTCCATGAGCTTGGACCTGGCCATCATCGATGAGGCGGCGCAGCAGAAAGACTTCGCGCTCGTCGGCGCGCTCGGTCCCACCACCCTCGCCAAGCCGCAGGCGCAGACGTGGATTCTGTCGAACGCCGGGTCGTTCTCGTCGGTCATGTGGCGCCACTACACCGACACCGGCCGCGAGTCGTTGGACAACCCGGCCTCCACGCTGTGCTGGCAGGAGTGGTGCGCCGATGACGACGCCGACCTCTACGACCGGGTCGCATGGCAGCAGGCGAACCCGTCGATGGACCTCCCCGGAGGCGCCACGTCGAGCGGCCTCCTCGACGGCGCCATGAACACACCGGCCGACACGTTCCGGCGCGAGAACCTGAACCTGTGGGTGAGCGTGTCGCAGCTCACCGGCATCGACGCGGTGACGTGGGCGGCGTGCCGAGACGATGACCTCCTGCCCGGCGAAACGAACCGCGCCCTCGCCCTCGACTTCACCCCGGAGCGTGACCACGGCACCCTCGTTGGCACGGCGGACGTGGATGGCCGCACGCCGCTGGAGGTCATCGAGCACACCCACGATCTGGAGCACGTGATACTCCGTTGCGCGGAGCTGGCAGACCGGTGGGATTGCCCGGTGATCCTCGACCGTGGCTCTCCCGCCGCCTCGGCCATCCCCGCCCTGGAACGTGCCGGGGTGGCGGTGCGGCTCATCTCACTGCCCGACTTCGTTCGGGCGTGCGAGGAGTTCCATGACGCAGCCGTGCAGGGACGCCTCGCCCACCGGGGCGACTACCGCCTCACCGATGCGGTCGCCGGCGCCACCAAGCGGCGCGTCGGTGACGGGTGGGCGTGGTCCCGCCGTGGAGGCGCCGACATCACGCCGCTGGTCGCGGCGACGCTGGCCCGGTGGGGCGTGGTCACCGCACCCGAACCGCTCCAAGCGATGGTCTGGTGACGGTACGCTCGCCCGGTGCGGCGGCTCATGGCTCTAGCGGTGGTCGGCTTCGTGCTCATGGCGGTCGGGTGGAGCACGTCCAGCTCGGCCGGGCAGTGGCCGACGTACACCACGACGACCACCACCGAGGCGCCCACCACCACGACGACCGAGGCGCCGACGACGACCACCACGTCCACGACCACCACGACCGTGGCGCCCACCACCACCACCACCACCACGAGCAGCAGCACGACGACGACGACGAGCACCACGTCCACCACCGAGGCGCCCACCACCACCACGACCACGACGGTGGCGCCCACCACGACGGTGGCGCCCACGTCGAGCGTGGCGCCTCCCACGTCCACGACCACCACCACCCTCGCTCCTCCACCACCGACGCCGCGCAGCGTGCTCCTGCCGGCGACGCGCTAGAGGCGTCCCGCTCCGGGCTGACCCGCTCCCGCCTGGGTGGGACGGCTCGGAGCGGGATTCCGGGGCGTCCGACGCGCCTCGGACGCCCACGAGGCGAGCCACACGGCCCGCTGCGGCGCGAAACGCCCTCCGGAGCCATGTGGGTGCGCCGGATTCACCTGGGGCAACGTGGCGGCTGTCTAGCGTGGCCCGATGATCGAGGCGCCAGACACACCCATCGCTGACCTCCGGCCGCACCCTCGGAACTACAACCGCCACCCACCCGAGCAGCTGGTCGAGATCGGGCGCTCCATCACCGAGCTGGGCTACTACCGGCCCATCGTGGCCACGCTCGACGGCACGCTCCTCGCCGGCCACGGCGTGGTCGAAGCAGCCCGAGCTCTCGGTCACACCCACGTGCCGGTGCACCGCCTCGACGTGGACCCGGACTCGCCGGCAGCGTGGAAGGTCATCACCGCCGACAACGAGCTGGCCCGCATGGCGTCCATCGATGAGTCGGCGCTCGCGGCGCTCGTGCGTGACCTCATGGAGCAGGCCGACCTCGCCGGGACCGGCATGACCGCAGAGGACCTTGAGCGTCTGGATCGGCTGGTGGCGTACGGCGAAATCGGCAAGGTGGACCCCGACGCCGAGTGGGCGGGCATGCCCGAGTTCGAGCCGGAGCACGTGCCCGAGGAGGCGTTCCGCACGACCGTCTACTTCCGGACCATGGAGGACGCCGATTCGTTCTTCGCCCTCATCCAGCGGAAGCGCCTCCGGTTCACGTTCTGGCCCGAGCCGTGGGACACGGGCCGCTACCAAACGGGCGAGCTGAACCCGACCTACGTGGCCGCCGACGACGGGGAGCCATCACCCGTGGAGGGCGGCGCCTCATCACCCGTCGAGCAGGCCGAGGCCGTGATCGAGCAAACCCACGCCCGGATCGATCACGTCCTAGACGTCGCCGCATGGCCGAGGGCCAGCGATGCTTCGTGAACCACGGTTCCCGCTGTTCATCCCGAGCTGGTCGCGGGCCACGTCGGCACGCACCATGCGCGCGCTGCGGCTGATGGGCGTCCCGTTCCGCATCATCATCGAGGCCGACCAGTTCGATGCCTACGCCGCGCACCACGACCCGGCGTCACTGCTCGTGATCCCCGACCGCTACTTCACCGAGTACGACACGTTCGATGACCTCGGCACGACGAAGCGGCTCGGTCCCGGCCCGGCGCGCAACGTGGCGTGGGACACCGCCGTGGCCGAAGGGTTCGACTGGCATTGGGTGATGGACGACAACATCGAGACGTTCCTCCGGTGGAACCACAACCGGCGCACCCAATGCGGCGACGGGAGCTACTTCGCGGCGATGGAGGAGTTCGTGCTGCGATACACCAACGTCGGCATGGCCGGGCCGCAGTACATGATGTTCATGCCGTCGAAAGCGGCGATCCGGCCGCCGTTCTCCACCGGCACACGCATCTACTCGTGCAACCTGATCCGCAACGCGCTCCCCTACCGCTGGCGTGGCCGCTACAACGAGGACACCGACCTCTCGCTCCGCATGCTCAAGGACGGCTGGGCGACGATCCAGTTCAACGCATTCCTCCAGGCGAAGATCAGAACCCAGGGCGTGAAAGGCGGGAACCTGGCGGCGTTCTACGCCGGGGAGGGCACGACCCCGAAGAGCGCGATGCTCGTCCGCATGCACCCCGACGTGACCACGCCGGTGGTGCGGTGGGGGCGTGCTCACCACCACGTGGATTACAGCCGGTGGCGTGGGCAGGCGCTCATCCGCGATCCGGCGTGGACGCCCACCACCTACCGGGACAAGCTGCTCCCGCCCGCTCGTTCCTCCTCGTAACGGAGCAGTTTGTGCCAACACGCTGCTGGTTCGCTTTCCTTGGCCCTTCACACACACCTGCAACCAAGGAGCAGCGACATCATGAGCAACATCGGAACCAAGGGCGAACTAGTCCGGCGTGAGAGCACGGCCCGGAGCACGGGCGGCGTGGTCCGCATCCTCAACCTGGCGCACCCGGAGGCGCACACCCTGTTCACCCCGGAGCTGATCGCGGAAGCGATCGAGGCGGACACCACGTGGGGAACGGCGTGCGAGCACGACCTCATCGTGCTCTGGCCCACCGTGCGTGAGGCCAGCGCCAAGGCAGCGAACCCCGAGACGTGGTGCCCCACGTGCGAGCTGCGCGCCGAGGGCCGCGGCTACTTCACGACGGACCTGGCGTGACGCCCACGCCCACGCCCACGGAGTGCCCCGAGTGCGGTGCGGCCGTGGTGTTCTACACGGTGGGCGCGCCCGGGATCGGCGCCGGGTGGGCTTGCGTGGCGTGCCCATGGTCGGCGCCCACCACGCCCACACGCATCCTGAATCCGGGCGAAACACGGTGACACCCACCGAGTAGCGTTCGGCTCACTCCACGAGTGCCGCCGCCACCCTCCACGGGGTGGCGGCGGTGCCGCGTCTGGCCACCGCTGTCCTGTTGCAGATGCAACAGCTACGATCGCGCGGCGGTGAGTGACTACGTGACGGAGAGCGGTCTGGTGGTCACCGATCACCGGGCCTACCACCGGGCGGCGCGTGAGGTCCCGCAGATCGATCCGCAGCTCCACGAGCCGAACGGGAACGTGCCGTCGTCGGTGGGTCCGGGGAGCCGCGCCGGCCGGGAGGTCATGTACCCAATCGGTGGCTGGCACGCCGAGGCGTGGGACGGGTGGCCGGTGGCGTGGGACACGCCGTGGATGGGATCGCAGGTGATGGGCGCCGGGCGCGTGGGGACGGCGATGACGTGTGTCGACCTCAACAGTCGCCAGCTCGCCTCGTTCCCCGTGTACGGCGTGGCGCAGGACGGTGGGTCATTCACTCTCCCGGCGTGGTCGATCAACCCGCAGCCCGAGCTCTACAGCTCGTGGTCGGACTTCATGCACCAGTTCGTGAATTCGCTGCTGATCCGGGGCGAGGCGTTCACCTACGCCACGGCGCACTACGCGGACGGCTGGCCGCAGCGGTTCATGGTGCTGAACCCCGACGCCGTTGGTGTCGAGTGGATCGACGGGCGGCGGGAGTATCTCATCGACGGCGATCCGGTGCCGATGGGCGACATCTGCCACGTGCGGTACCAGGCGTGGCCGGGGCAGCTCCATGGCATCTCGCCGCTGGACTGGGCGGCCCGCTCGATGGAGACGGCCAGCGCGCTGGAGGCGTACGCCTCGAAGCTCTCCACACGTGGCGGCGTGCCATGGGCCGTGCTGAAGTCACCCAAGAACATCGACGGCACCCAGGCCACCGACGCGCAAGAGGCGTGGGTCACCGCGTCGATGCGACGTGATGGAGCACCCGCCGTCATCGGGAACGCCTTCGACCTCCAGCCGCTCTCGTTCTCGCCCGAGCAGATGGCGCTCCTCGGCCTACGTGAGTTCGATGAGCGTCGCATCTGCGCGGCGTTCGGCGTGCCCGGCTATCTCGTGAACGTGGCGATGGCAGACGGCATGACGTACGCCAACGCCAGCGACGTCCGGATGGCGCACTGGCAGGGCACGCTCCGGCCGATGGCGCAGAGCATCGGTGAGGCGTGGTCCGGGTGGCTGCTACCACGTGGGAGCCACGTCGAGTTCAACCCCGACCGCTACGTGCAGCCGGACCTCGCCGCCCGCGCCGCCACCTACGCCGTGCTGTACAACATCGTGGACCCGGCGACCGGCCGGCGAGCCATGGAGCTGGACGAGATTCGTGCGGCCGAGCGCCTCACGTCCGCCACCAGCGGACCGGCCACGTCCACGACGCCTCGCCTGGTGGAGTCGGGCAGTCAGGTGGAGGCGATGCGCCTCACCGGGTTCGCCGCATGAGCGACGGCGAGGTCGAGATCAAGTGGCTCGAAGGTCAACGGGCACCGCGAGAGGTCATCGACGCCGCCCGCCGTGAGATGGCGCGGCGCGGCCCACGCATCCACGGCGTCCCGCCGTCGACCGAGCAGGTCGAGACGTTCTTCGGTCGCATGGCCGAGGACATCAAGAGGGCGGGAGGTCACCCGAGATGAGCGATCGCTACGTGGACACGGTGGTGAAGTCACGCGCCGTGGACGTGCTCGACCTCGACCTCGCCGAGAACGAGGTCTACGGCCGTATCTTCCCGTTCGGCACGGTCGCCCACGTGCGGGAGGCCGATGGCCTCGGCGGCGTCGATGAGTACGACGAGGAGTTCCTCCCCCGCTGCACTCTCTCGATGCAGCAGGCCCGCCCGGTGCCGAACTGGATCCGGTTCACCCTCGACCATGAGCAGTCGCTCGATCACCGCATCGGGTTCTGCCGTGCCCTCACCGAGCAGGCCGATGGTGCCTACGCCCGGCTGAAGCTCGTCCCGCAGCGCGACCTGGAGAAGGTCCGGGCGCTCCTCCAGGAGTCACACACCGGGCTGTCCGTCGAGTTCATCGACAAGCGGGCGCCACGTGTGGCCGGGAGCCTGCGGCAGCGGGTGCAGGTCCACGTGTCGGCCATCACCGCGACGCCGGTCCCGCTCTACGCCGAGGCGGGCATCCTCGCCATGCGTGGAGCCGAAGAGGTCACGACCGGCACCCCGAACCTGGACCGGGTTCGGCACATGCTCGAAGCACTGAGCTGACACGTGGGCACGTGCCCGAACGTCCGGCTGGTGGAGGGCACGCTCGTCATCGAGTGGCCGGACCCACGCCCCGACCACTTCCAGATCGACAGCTCACTCTTCGCCGCCATCATCTCCGAGCTGAATGAGCACCGGGCCGCGGCGCTTCGCGCGGTGAACGGCGTGAACGTGCTCCGCCGCATCCAGCGTGATGAACCTGTGACTGCGCCCGCGCCGGCAGCGCGCTAGTCTCGCCCGTCGAAGCAACGACCACCCGGCACACGTGGCCGGGAAGCGGCACCCCGTAGCGGCACCCCGCCTAGAGCGGCACCCCGGCGAGCGGCACCCCGATGCGATCGAAGCGGAATCCCAACCGCCTAGAGAATCGAGGTGCCCGCCATGGGCAACAAGCTGGCAGAGCGGCTCGAAGCCGACATCATCAAGCGGCGCTCACTCATCGATGGACTGGCCGACCGGGCAGCCGATGAGGACCGCGACCTGACCGAGGAGGAGATGACGACCATCGACTCCTCGACCACCGAGATCCAAGGGTTCAAGCGTCAGCTCGACCTCCTCGCCGCCGACATCGAGATCGCCGAGGGCACGCAGACACGCCTCCGGAATCTCGGCTCGGCCGCCGTCGCGTCGAGCGACTTCCACTACCGCAGCGCGGGGCAGCTCCTCTACGACGTGCTGCACCAGTCCGAGCCGGAGTGCCGGGCGCGCTATCAGCGCGTCATGCGCCGCGCCGCGGAGCACATGGGCACGGTGGCGGCGAACACCACGCCCGTCGCCGGTGACCTCGGCGGCCTCGTCGTGAAGTCCGTCGTAGGTCCGGTGTCGGACCCGACTCCACGTGGCATGCCGTTCGCCAACGCCATCGGCATGCGGGACATTCCGATGTCTGACGGGTTCGGATTCTCCCGCCCCTACCTGGTGGACGACGGGTTCGAGACGGGCGTCGCCAAGCAGACGAAGGAGAAGGCCGAGCTGGCGAGCAAGGCGTTCAACATCCGGTCCAGCCCGGTGACGCTCACCACCTGGGGCGGCTATCTGAACGTCTCGCAGCAGCTGCTCACGTTCAACACCGCCTCGCTGGGCATCATCATCGATCAGCTTCGGCGCCGCCTCGAGTACCAGATCGACGCCGCCATGCTGGCCGAGATGATGCTCTCGACCGGGAGCGTCACGCTCGCCGACGACGCCGACGCGGCCACGCTGATCCAGGCCATCTACGACGCCGCCGCGGCTTACTTCGCCGTGACCCGTCAGCTCCCGGCCTGGATCGCCATGGGTCCGCTCGGATGGGCGCGCCTCGGTGGCCTCACCGACCTCGCCGGGCGCCCGCTGTTCCCGACGCTCGGAGCGACGAACGCTCCGGGGACCATGGCGGCGACGTCGTTCGCCGTGACGGTGGCCGGGCTGACGCCGGTGCTCACTCCGGGCATCGATGACGCCACGTACTGGGTCGGCGGCGCCGACTCTCTGGAGGGCTACATGTACCGGTTCCCGGTGCTCGAAGCCGTCGAGCCGAGCGTGCTCGGCCGGCAGGTGGCTCTCGCTGCGGCGACCGGTGCCTACCGGCCCACGCCGTTCGCAAACGCCACCATCCACGTCGGTCCGTGACCACTCGTCGCCGCCCGCCCTCCTTCGTCGGAT